CCATCAGTAGCTACAATAATTGTGTCACCATTATCGATTGATGTGGTATCTGATGGGTCTAACCAAAACTCTTGACCATAACCCTGACCAAGAATTGACCCACCTCCAAACATAATAGCTCTTGGTACCCCATCTTTTGATAAAGCCCTAAGCTGAGTCAAATTATCGACAGCCTCAGCTGATGTCCAAAGAAGTTTTCCAGCAGTCTTAGTAGCTGGAGTTTGAGCTTCAACTTGAGAGAGTTTAACATCAGCCATTTTAATACTCACTTTCTCCAATGATATTATCACCTTCTTCAGTGATAATGTTATCACCTTCTTCAGTAACTATATTGGCTCCAGTACCAATAGGCTCACCACTACCATTAACTCTAGTGGTATTCCATCTAACTTTTTGCCAACTATTTACTCCATCACGAACCGTCCAAACCTCAATAGTAATATAAGGGTCGTAGTCATCATTAAAATCAGCATAAGCTACAACAACTGATGTTCCAGTTAAACCTGTATAACTTATCAAAACACTTTGGTCAGACTGTCGAAGAATTCTTATTGATACAGTAACTCCATCTTCAGGAGTGATATTACCATAGGTCCAAGCTTGTGGAACATTCGTTAATTGAGTAGTGCGATTCCTATTAGCCCAAGCAATAGTAAAATCACCTAATCCATTCACTGTCTCTGGAAAATATGCTTCATCACACTTAACATTGCCAGGTGGATAAGGCATATTCTGTCGACCTTTATGCTGATAAGTCACTGTTACTGGATTAGCCATTTCACCAGCTCCAGTTATCATTCTAAGCTTATATCCAACGCTCTGATTTATGACTCTTAGGTCTTTCTCAATTGTCTGGCCAATTCCAGCGAGGATTAGTTTTGCTCCAGCAGCGTGCTGAGTTGGAACTGTATCCATAACACCACGAACGATGGTAACAGTCAAATCAGTTATTGCGGATACCCAAACCCACTCATCATCAATAACCCCATAAGTTGGGAACATTGGGGCTTCACCGTCAACTTCTAAGGCTGCTGCAATAAATCCAGTCGATGGAATACCAACAGGTATCGATGTTGTCAACCAGTCAATAGGCTGCAATATCTGCATATATGGAGCAGGTATCCCTGTGTCAAGAACTGTCAAATCATTTGCATATAAGAGCTTATAACTTGAGACAAAGAATGGCATCTCAAGCGGGCAACCCATTGCAAAGCAATCTGTCGATGTTAAACTCTCTACGCCTTCAGCTAACTCTTGATTAAGAACCCAGTATGGAGTTTCATAAATGTTATTGAAAACGAAATTTTGTGCAGGTTGTACTGGATTAACCCATTGAGATGTTGATGAGGCTAAATAACTTTGAGCTGGAGTTGAAAATACATCTTCAATAGCTTCAATTCGAATTGTTGACTCAGTTAAATCTCCATACTCAATCTTCATAACCCTAAAATTTATCTGACTAATACCCATTGGAGCAAATGAAAACTTAAATCCATCACCTGGAGCCAATACTGCAGCACTACGATTGGTCTTAAATTTTACACGAGCAAAAGGTGTTGATGACTTCCTAAGTTCCCTAACAGCAACACGTGAGGCTAATTCACTATTCGGAATTCCGGTAAGATTCATTGTTTGAGATACTACCCCTTGAGATAATACAGATGCGATATTTTGTATAGTTACTGAATCATCAGTATTCGTACCCTCTGGACGATACTGAATAATCATTTCGTTAACCATCTCAGCATAAGATGGCCGTTCAAATGAATCTATCTCAATTATATTATCTTCGTTGAAAATCTTAACATCATTACTATCGTAATTGATGTTATCCCGAATCAATTTTAGTGTAAACAATCCAGTTGATGGATTCGTATAGAGTACAGCATCAATTGTAATTAGAATTTCATTCACTAATTCATTGATTGATGATTGAGATGTTATGACATAATTAAGTCCGAACTGCTCAGTTTCAAGTGTTACAGCGGCGGTTGAGAATGAACCTAAATCTAAGTTATCTACAGGTATTCCGCCAATCCATTCAGAGCAAAGAATAAACATTAGAATATACGCTGGATTCATGGCATTGCCAATTTTAACGCCACCAAAACCACCTGAGCCTGATATTGACGCAACAACTGGAAAATTTGAAACTTCTACGTAGACATTCTTTACGTATGGATTCATCGCTGACATATAGCATCGATTGAATACTAATGAAAGCACACCTCTAAATGCAGGCATTAATCCACTAATTTTTGAAGCAAGATATGCATTTACCCCTTGAGTAGGTTCACCCATCATTACATCAACATACCCTTGAACGCCACCCTCTTTTTTCTCACCACCAAATAATCCAGCACTATTGATAAAAATTCTCGAAGATTGATAGACTGGCCCAGTCCATCCAAGTTTTTCTCCAAAATAAATCTTATTTACACTCGTAACAGGTCCATGGCATAGCATAATATGCATACCTAAATAGTACTTATAACCTATCGTTACTTTTTTGCTCGAGCCCATGTGCAGCCTCTACAATATCAATTGCCATTTGGTCATTAAAGCCTAATAAAACCTCTTCATCAATTCCGTTGTGTACTATATCTAGCCAATCTAATCCATGCTGTTGACAGGCTAATCTCAGACCTTTCGAACAAAGACCTATAGCATGAGCATGTTCAACACGAATCTTCATAAATAAAATACTATCAGAAACTATCTGAAATAGCCAGGTCAGTACTTTTACAGGCTAGCCCGTAGGTACCTACGCACTACAAAACTAATGCGTTCAGGCTATTTCAGGCTATTTTCCAGATTTAGTCTTAATCGCGGATGTTCCTAAGTCTCCATACCAAACTACATTAGGGGATGTCAACAAAATAGTTCCTAAAACAATAGGAATAGGATTACCAGGTTCAGCTGTAGCAAACTCAAATTCTTCAAGAGATGCTGGAGTTACCTTAGTTGCCTTAGGTTTAATCGCTAATGCGATAATTAAGACAATAATGTAAAGAATAGTCATCGGGTCCATTAGAATATACTCGCTTGTGAATTGATTGGATTGCGGTCAGGATAGAATGGCTGTCCACCGTAATTCAATATATTTTGAAATCTATCATTACAACATTGCATAGAACGATTACATCCTGGGTAGAGACTAATTTGCATATTATTATTCAAGCCTACAGTTAAAAGGTTAATATGGACTGAATTATACGTTTGAGATTGTATAAATCGTCTATCTACAAATCCATAAGGTGAATTATACTCAAAAAAACCACCAACAAAATAATCATCTGGATAAGTAGACAAGTCTCCGTTTCCACCAAGGCCCCCAAAGAATAAGTCTTTGCCATTAATCAGTGTTACAACCTTATCAACCTTAAAATTTTGCTTGACAACATTACAAGAGCCAGATGAATATAAAACATACGGACAAAGAATTTGATAATATCTACGATTTGTAGGTCTTGCCATAATCGTATTTATAGATTCAGTTGTAATTACACACTCCTCCGTGGTATACTTGAAATTAACTACTCGACCCTTCCATATAACTGTCGAAACTAACGTAGTATCTGTACCAGTTTCTGTTTGAACCCGTATAATTTCACAGTAAATAATATCCATGAATGAATTAGAGATATACTTTTGGGCAAATTCATGTCTTAAATCCATCGTTATATCAATCGTTGCTCTAGTATAATCTTGAGATGCTTCGACCCCATCACGTGAAATTGATATGGCTTCATAAGTTGTGCTATTTAATACTACATCTTTATCCCAAGATGTAAAATTATACTCCATACCATTCGAAAAGAATCGGTATAACTCACGTGGCTTAGAGCCACGAAGACTAGATTCTACAGTATCATAAGTCATTGTATATACCTAACAATCTGGCAAGCTGTCTCAACTACAGCATTATTATTCCATGTGAATTCAATCACATCTGAATCAAGTCTATATAAATCTACAAAGCTAATCCATTTAATTTGCCTATAAGTTAACTCATAAGCTGAAGTCATAGTAAATACGGTATTCTCATTTGCTCTCCACCAATTCAAATGCAATGTATCATAAACTCCAGTGCCACCAGTTGAGTACCCAATTATTTCAGCAAATAAATAATCATTTGGATTATACGGTGAGCTCTGCATAGGGCCCATCTTTAATTCCATCCAATCATGGTTTAACTTAATCGCAATCATTTTACGATTAAGTGACTTAGTATATTGATTAGGATAAATAGCGATAGTATCTAGTATAATTGTGTCCAAACTATTTTCAATATATGGCACCAATGTATTTTCATCTAAAATAGCATAAAAAGGCTTCATTTTTCCTTTACGACGATAAAACCATTTCTTTAATTTATAAATATCTTCTTGGCCTTGCACTCTAAATTTTAATTCACGAGATATTTCAGCTCCTGACCAAGGTAGAACATATGATACTATACCAGTATCATAATCAATTGTATCAACCTTAGTATTATATGTTATCTGATACTCACCCTCTACAATAGTTGGAAACTCTAATAAATCTTCACCACGAAGATAATACTGAGGCATAGCTTCTTGAATATCAATTTTATCAGTAGTTGTCCAATCAACTGATAATTCAGCTATATGACCTAATGTACTGCTTTTAGCTTCACCTAAATGATTTGCTATCCTACATGGTACAAACCACGGACTAATAATATCTTTACCAATCATGGATTGGAGCGTCAATGTCCCAGTCTCTAAATTTACATCTGTAATAGTTATAACACTATAAGATGAAATAGCAGAATCTACTAAAGTAGCAATCATTCCAGAATTAAGATAACATTTATCTAATGGAACCTGAATCATTGTATCTTCAGTATAAACATCACTAATCCTAAACGCTTCTGACCACATCGGGACTAAATAAGCATTCTTAATACCTCCAAATATTGTGTCAGTCATTTCACCTAACTGTAATCTATCTAGTGGGTAACTACTACTAAATGTATATCTAGGAAGTTCTCTCATTTGAGCCCACTGCTCAATACCAGAATACGATTTTGACTCTTGAGATAACCAC